CTTTGTTTCACTACCACTACTTTTCACAATAGGGGTATTACCAACTGCTAGATTATAATGTTGTAGCGCAATTTATTTCAGTTTTACTTTTGCTACAGTAGTTGAGACGAAGAAAACGGCATACTTGGAACGCTTGAAAGAGGATCGTGAAGCCTTACCAGCGTGCTTTAAGTCGATGCGTGATGAACACGTTAAGTACGCGTGTGGTCTCTTTGCGGGTCTAGCAGTTCTTTATGGAGCTGTTAAGACTTACAAAGCTTTGAGAGCGAATATGTCTGTGCAAGGTTGTTTGCAACCGCGCACAGTAGCTGAAATTCAAGCGCGTGATGCTGAGGAGTGTATTTGGGCAAAACCTGAGATCAAACCCTTGGATAATAAGGGAAGTTTCGTGAATCAAGATTTTGCATGGAATGCTCTGCGCAATCATCTTTTTATTTATGAGATTGATGGTGACACCTGTTTGGCTTTCTACTATTGTACCAAGTATTTTGTGGTCCCATATCACACAATGCCCGAGGAACCCACTAAAGCAACACTAAGGGGTCCTGGCGGGACTCTCAATTTCATTTTAGACCCAACTATGGCTTATAGGATACCAGGAAAGGACTTAGCTATGATTTATGTCGGGTCCGGTGGACCAACTAATCATATGGGAAAGCATTTTGAGGAAGACCATATTAGGCACCCTATCACAGTTGCTATTCATGGATTTCAGGGTAAAGGACATGTTACGGACATTGGTTGGTGGAATCATGTTAGTGATGCTAGCAATGGCCCGTACACTTTCCCTGGATCGTACTACACTTTGCGGAATACAACCACAAAACCGGGGATGTGCATGTTCCCTTTGGTGAGTGATACTATCGAGAAGAAAATTGTGGGCTTCCACATTGGTGGTCGAAACGGAACTAGAGATGGGGTTGGAGTCGCTATTACTTCCCCTGAATTAGACCGTGCTGTGATTGAGGTCACAGCACTAAGTCCAACGCATATTCCCCCTCCCATAACCAAGGACATAGAGGAAACTATATTAGGAAAACACTTTGCCATTTCTAATAATGTGCACTATAAGTGTGGGACTAATTTCTTGCCTGAGGACGCTACACTGACTGTATATGGCTCTGTTACTGGGCGGTCTACGATGCATTCTGATGTCGTACCTACGCCTATTTCTGATACAGTTGCTAAGGTAACTGGTGTACCCAATACATGGAGTGGTCCTGCTTTCAAGCAACCATTTGTCAATGAGAAGGGTCACACTGATAGTGGCACGTGGATCCCTTGGTATGAGACGTTGAAGCATGCAGCTCGGCCCTCACCTGGGCTACCGCAATCTGCATTGAACTTTGCGATGGAGGACTATCTTTCAGGTCTTCGCGAGGTTTTTGATGCTAATGCATCATATTGGACAAACCAATTAGCCCCTCTTACAGACCAGGAAACTATATCTGGTCGAGACGGTGAAAGATTTATAGATGCTATGGTTTCAAGCACATCTATTGGTTATCCTATTGGAGGCCCTAAGTCTAAGTACTTGGAAGAGCTAGAACCTACTGAGGATCATGCTTGTCCAAA